TCCACAAGATTATTTACCTTGTATGATTTTCATGATGAAAGAAGTAGAAAAAGACGGATTAACAATTAATAATGTATTTCCATTAAGAAATGAAATAATACCAAAACATATTAGATTAGACACAACAACATTAGTTCATTTATTAATGACAAAGAAACAAGGAAATAAATCAGATTACTTATTTAATGGTAATTTGAAAAAGTCAGAAGATAAAATATGGGAATTCTTTTTTAGAACTGAAAGACAATGTTTTAATAAACCCCAATATAAATTTCATCATATGATAGAAACAGATGGAATAAGTTGTAGTATTTTATTTTTAAGAAATGATTTAGTTGGTAAAAGAATACCAAATAGTAAAAATACTAATTCAGAACAGTACATAGATGAATTAAAAGATTATAGTAATTTACAAAATAAAAAGATAGTAGCAATAGACCCAGGCAAGTGTGATATAATTTATTGTGTTGATGGTGATACAAAAGAAGCAAATGAATTTAGATATAGTCAAGATAGTAGAAGAAAAGAAACTAAATTAAAGAAATATGCTAAAATAATAATTAATTTGAAAGAAGAAAAAATAGATGGTAAAACAATCGTAGAATATGAAACAGAATTATCATTATTTAATAGAAAAACATTAGATATAGAAGAATTTAAGAAATATGTGAAAAAGAAGAATGAAATCAATCATAAATTATTTACGTTTTATGAAAAGTATATATTCAGAAAACTAAAATTAAATGGATATATGAATAGATTAAAAAGCGAACAGAAAATGATTAATCAATTTAAGAAAACATTTGGATCACCTAGTGAAGTAATAGTAAATTTTGGTGATTTTGAACAAAAGAGACATATGAAATTCAAAGAACCTACTAAGGGTGTTGGAATAAGAAAATTATTTAGACAAAATGGATATCAAACATTTTTAGTAGATGAATTTAGAACAAGTTGTAGATGTTCTAAATGTGAAGGTGGGTTATGTGAAAAATATATAATAAGAGAAAACCCAAAACCATTCAAAAACAATCTCAGATTAGTTCATGGTGCAATCAAGTGTAAGACTTGTTTAGTGCGATGGAATAGAGATTGTAATGGTGCAACAAATATCTATAAGATAGCAAAGAACGCAATAAATAAAAAACTGCGTCCTAGTTATCTTACTAGAGGCAATACATCAGGCGTATTAGACGATACGCTAAAAACATAATTTACACGCTTTGTAATAAGCAAACCGTTTTGTTTTTAATTGGGAACGTTGTTCCATTTTAAATCTTCACGAGTGTAAACAACACATTTTAAATTAAATATAATGGCGGAACCTTTACTTTTTAACTTGAATAGTTTATATTCTCCATCTACAGAAAATAAAGTTACTAATAATGAAGTAAAAAGACAAATGCCAAAACGATGTGAATGTAGTGGATGTAATAAAAAATTAATACTAACTGATATTGAATGTAAATGTAAAAAGTATTATTGTTCAGTACATAGATTTTCAACGGATCATTCTTGTAATTATGATTATAAATCAGATGGAATTAAAAATTTAGAGAAAAATTTAGTAAAAGTAACTGCAGATAAACTAGAAAAAATTTAATATAGAAACTATATAAAGATAATAATATATATAATATTGGCCTAGGCTAATGTCCGATTAGCTCAGTTGGTTTAGAGCATGGAGCTGTTAACTCCAGGGTCGTGAGTTCGAATCTCATATTGGACGTTAAGAAAATCTTCTTGAATTTTCTTTTCTTAACGTTTAACTTTTTTTATAAAAAAATAACTATATTAATAGTAATGTCAACCATAATTTATGGGGGAGTAAAATATAAACAAATTAGGAATGCAGTATATTGTAAACATTGTAAAGAAACAATAGAAAGTAAATATATACATGATTTAAAATATTGTTCATGCAATGCTATTGGGATTGATGGTGGAATATATGAAGGTAATAGGATAATTGGTAATACATCTGATATAGAATACAGGAGTGTATATCAGGCAATAATTAATAATAAAAAATATTTAATACCATATCCTTCTAGAATAATTGAAAAAATAATAACATATAAGTAATATTAATTTATTAATTATATATTATTCTATCATGAAGGAAATTATTGATAATAATACTACATATTGGCTTGGTAAGAATGCTCAAGATAACTGGGATATAATTAAAAATGCAGAAGTAAATTGGATTTGGATGCATTTAGACAAATTTCCATCTGGACATGTAATTATTTGTAAAAATAACGATACTGTAACTGATGATGAAATAATATACGGATCTAAGCTATGTATAAGTAACAGTAAATATAAAGCACAAAATAATATAGGAGTTGTATATTGTGAAATATCTAATTTAAGATTAGGTGTTGATATAGGAAGTGTATATTTTAAGAGTAATAAAAAAACAAAAACAATAATAATTTAATTTATAAATATAATATATATAAAATGGATGCGTTAATGATTATTAAACAAATAGATTTATTGAAAAATAAAAATTTAGAAAAATTAACAGAAAATAAAGAAAATAAAGATAATAAAGATAGTAAATATGAAACAAATGAAAATTTAATAAATATTGGTACAATATTATCTATTATTATAGGTGCCTATGCTGCATTTTTAAGTTATTCATGTAATACTAAAAAAAATGTACCTGAAACACACAAAATAATATTTGCAGTATTAGCATATTGCTTTGGATTATTATATTTAATATATTTCTTTTTATTCAAATATGACGATTGTGTAGTAATGTAGAATCTAGAAACTAAAAATTGAAAAATAATTAATTAGATTGATATATTAGAATTTAATTATATAGGATGTCACATCTACTAACTCAAGCTCGTACAATTGAACGTATTAATTCTCAACTTATCAAAAAAGAAGATTTAACAAGTGAATATAACTTGTTAAGTACTCTATGGAATACAGTAAATAAGGAAATTTTAATGACAACTAAATTTGCAGAATATTGGGTTATTGTTAAAGATACTAAATCAGGTTCAGCTAATTATAACATGTATTGTGGAAGGAATGTAGAATGGAGAAACACACAATATGTTCCCCCTGCTAAGAATCCTGATATTATTTTGGTTTTTGAAAACAATGATTTTAAGGGAATTTTAATCGGTGAAGTAATCAATGAATTAATTTTAATGGGAATGATGTCTATTTTTTCATGGATTACTAAAGTAAGTGCATATCAAAATTCAAGTCCTATTGCATATATTAATGCAGGTGGTTTGTTAATTCCAGTTGAAGCAGGAACATCAATTCAATTAGTTCAACATGGAGTTCCTAATCCATATCCACCTATGATGAATATCAGTCATTTTAGACGCTATCCGTATTAGTTTCTTTAGTATCCATAAATATAGTTTTAGATGATTCACTTGAATTAGTATCTTTTAGTGGAAATATATGATTATATATTTCGAAGATAGGACTATTGTATAATGTCAATACTTCTGAATCAGTAAGATTATATTTATTGTTGAATGTATTATATAATAATTTATATTTTACGTAAATTGTAGTGTAAACATCATTATATCTTTCTTTTTCCCATAAACGAGTTTTTGCTAGTGCAAATAAAAATAAAAATATTGTAATATATCTAATTTCTTCAGATTGAACATTATAAATAGGTTTTAATAATCTTCCCATAAATGTTTGTGTATCACGTGTTCCTCTTAATTTACATTCAATTACAGTTAATATACATGTATCATTATTTAAATACCAATGAATCATTACAAAAAATATAATAAAACAATAATACAATAATATAAATGGATTATCAGTTGCAAATGGAGTACTTACAGCAAATATAATAAACAATAAATGAAGAAAAGCAATAATATTTGCAGCTATATTCATAAATCTATATATTTTAATTATATAATATACTAAACATAAATTGATAAGATTAACAAAAATTGTATAAATTATGTACCTTCGACACTTCATATTAAAGTAACCTGTAAGAAATTTTTAATTTTAGTATCTGGCAGTACGCCGTATTTAATATATTAAATTTAGTACCTTAGTTAATTAAAGAGTAACAAAAATTGAATAACTTTTGTTTTATAAATATATTTAAAGTATCAACAATAACATCTATATAAGATGACTACTCAAGAAGAAACTCTCGAAACTTTAGAAACAATTGAAAGACATGAAACATTTGATTCAATGAATTTATCTGATGCTATTTTACGTGGAATTTATTCATATGGCTTTGAAAAACCATCTGCAATTCAGCAAGTTGCAATTGGACCAATTATTCAAGGATTTGATGTTATTGCTCAAGCACAATCTGGGACAGGTAAAACTGGTACATTTACAATTGCAACTTTACAAAAAATTAATTTTGATCTATTAGAACCACAAGGATTAATTATTGTACCAACACGTGAACTTGCATTACAAATTAATAAAGTTATTGATAATATTGGTTCATATTGTGATGTAAAAGTATATTGTTGCATTGGTGGTCAGGATGTACGTGCTGATGAAGAAGCATTGCGTCGTGGAAAACATGTTATTGTTGGTACACCTGGTAGAATGTATCATATGATTAATAAAGGTATGATTAAATTAAATAATATTAAATTATTAATCATTGATGAAGCAGATCAAATGTTAGAAAAGGGGTTTAAGGATCAATTATATGAGATATTTAGATTAGGATTTCCCGAAACAATGCAAATTGCATTATTTTCAGCAACACTTACTGATCATACAATGGAAATTGCAAATAAATTTATGAGAAATCCCAAAAAGATTACAATAAACAAGGAAGAAGTAAATTTAGCGGGTATTACACAATATAAAATCAATTTATCAAAGGATGAACATAAATTCAGTACATTAATTGATTTGTATAAATTTATATCTATTAAGCAAGCAATTATTTATTGTAATAATAAAAACAAAGTTGTACAATTAGCAGCAGAGCTTACAGATCTCAAATTATCAATGAATTTTATGCATGGAGAAATGACACAAGAAGAAAGAAATGTAATTATGAAAGATTTTAGAGATGGAAAGTCAAGAATTTTAATTACAACTGATCTTCTTGCACGAGGTATTGATATTCAACAAGTATCCTTAGTTATTAACTATGACATTCCAATTAATCGTGAAAATTATATTCACCGTATTGGTCGTACAGGAAGATATGGTAGAAAGGGTGTAGCATTAAATTTCATTACAGACCGTGATGAGCAGCAAATAAAAGAAATTGAAACATATTTTAGTATTAAGATAGATGAACTACCTGATAGTTTAGATGGGATATTTGATGTTTAATTTATAAAATAAATATTTATTTTATAAATTATATTATTTTGGTAAATTATTATTTACACATTTATCACCATTATTTATTTCTACATAATTATTTACTTTTTGAATATCTACTGTAATGTAATTATCATTACATGGTTTATAACATTTATTTCCAATTTTTTGAAATCCATCACTACATACAGCATCATATTTTTGCGCAATACACATATTTTGTGATATTAAAGGTGTAGAACCCATAGGACATTCATCTTTATATAAATCAGTAGGTTCGCCTAAAAATTTAATAAATTTTTGACATCTTGTTGTAATACTTTTATCATTATTTACAATATCTATTTTAATATCATTTGGATTACTACATTTAACATCATGTTCTTCTCTCTTATATGCAATAACTTTATCAATCGTTTTATAATCGTCCATATTATTGAGAGATAAAAGATTTTTGGATACACTGTTTTCCATTTATATTAAAATTATAACTAACATCACTAATAGTTGCACTTTTAGTATTTTCTATACAATTTTTATAACAAACATATTTGTTATTATCAACATTTAATATTGAATTTGATTCTATATCATAGAGTTTAGCAGTACTGGGTGATCCTAAAACTGGATACATTGTATAATTAATTGGACAATTTGCCGCATAAGGATTGGTATATCCACTCGCATCTCTATTTGTAATTGGATTATAACAACGATTACCTACTAAATTATCTAATGAGTTAGCACATTTAATATCTCTTAATTCTAATAATTTATTACTAATTAAAATATCAGTATTTTTTATTTTTTCTGGTTCTTTTGCTTGATTGTCCATATTAACATAATATAAAATTTAATTTAATAAATCAAAAGTATCATTTAATGAATCAGGTGTATTCACTAATTGTCCAGCTATATCATTAATAACATTATAATTAAACCATGAATAGAATATATTATTTTGTAAAATATTTGGATATGTTATCAATGCATTCCTTAATATTTCTTTATTTATTGATTTGGCATATATATTTTTTAGTGATACAATTATAAAATATTCTGGTAAATTTTTTGTTAATATAAACCAAAAACAATGAGGACTTCTATGTACAATTTGATCACATATCGTTTTAGAATTATTAAATAAATTATAAATTGATCTTGTTACATTATATCTAATATCTTCAGGTAATAATTCACCGTTATAAATTATTACATTATCATTTATAGAGTTAAGAATAGAGTTATAATTTGGATGAATAAAATAAGTTGCATTCATTTTATATGATTAATACTATTAAATATTTAAGTTATTATTCTAAAAAAAAGTGTTCTTCAGTTGCATAATAACTATAATAGTTATATAAGATAGGAATAATTTTTTGAATTGGAACATAATATTTATCTAACATGTTTTTTACAATATTTCTAATATATTTATTATCGGATAATTCATTTATCCAAAATGAATTACTATCATCATGTGAATAATCATAACAAGACGAATTTTCAATTAAGTTTTTAAATTGATCAAAAATAGTAGGATTTTCTGGAAGAGTATAAATAATATTACTATCTAATTTATTATTTGTTTCTCTTCTAGTATATTTTAGGCATTGTAATTTTGCTTGCATTGAACTATCGTATATTATTTTAAATTCATCTTGAAATTTTTTTATTTTTAGTTTATTATATATTTCAATAAAACTATTAAAATATCTTAATTGATAACAAATAGGAACACCATATATAGATAATGGTAGAAATGAATTATAGTCATTTACTAAATTTTGAGATAATTCAGCTTCTTCTATAATTCGTTGCATAATTAATTTAAAATTTTGATATGTTTTTATTGTTGCATCATCCCATCCTAATTCATCAGTACTTAATAAATGATCTATATAAATTAGTTCATTAACATATTTATTAGACATATTTAATGTTGAATCAAAAACTATTTCAGTTAATGCGTCTATTCTTTTTTCTTTAAAAATTACTAACATAGATGTAACTGATACAACAGTTGATTCTAATGCTAAATTAGATAATTGAGTATTTGTTTCAATTAGAACATATTTATTATTATTTGCAAAAATATCATATATTGAATTTTCTTTTAAATATGAAATATAATCAGAATTAACTAATTTATATTTAGTAGAAACTAATTTTTCATATGGGATATTATGTTTTTTCATTTGATGAATTAATACTTGAACAAAAGTAGGATTTAAATAACCCATATAAAAATTCATACTTAATCTTTGCCACATTGGATATGTCATTTTAAGAATCATTGAAGGGAGATAATCCCAATGATAAGAATTACATACATAATTAATCCAATCAATTGAAAATGTTTCATTTTCATAAGGATTTTTATTTGAATTAATCATATGATTATTAAATACTTTTGGACTTAATAGATACCATGGTGTATCAAAAAATTTATTTTTACTTCTAAAATGTAATTGTTTAAGAGTATTAATTGCATCAAATTGATAACAACGAATATTCATCGTATATATAATATCTTTATTATTAGTAAAATATTTTTTAATGATATCAATTTCATCATGTATGAAAAAAATAGTTCTATTATGAACAGCATCTTTATTATTAATACGATTAATAATATTAATTAAATAATCTGTAATTTTACTATATTTTTTTGCTTTAATATATAATGCAGTGGTTGTGTTTGAAGATATCATTTTATCATTAATTCCAAATTCTTCATACCATTTAAAAATTTCAAAAAATGTTATTGTGTCATTAAATGATGCAATAATTAAGTCAATCATTGCATCATTTATTTGATATCTAATATAATCATA